TAAACGTAGTTTTAGATGGCTTATGAATAGAAAAAGAGATGCACAAACTACTGGTGGTGTACAAAGATTTGAGATGGTATATCTTAATAAAGCACAAGCAAAAGGTTTATCTTTGTTTAATCCAGAAGTTATAAAAGAATGTTATGACCATAATGTTGATTTAGGTAATATACCGCAATCTGCATACCTTGTTGCAGGACTTGACCCTGCTGCTACAGGATATCAAGCAGGATTTTTATGGGCTGTAGAAACATCTGTTGATGATATTAAGTTACAAATGGTTGATATGGAGAATCAACAAGGTGGAGGTCTTGAAGAAGCACGTAACCTTATTAAAAAATGGTTTGATATGTACAACTGTTATCATTGGGTAATAGAAGAAAATGGTTTTCAAAAAGCTATTCGCCAAGATGAAACTACAAAACAGTTTGCAAATATGCATGGAATAAAGTTAGAAGGACATGAAACTCATAAAAACAAATGGGATGAGAGATTTGGAGTTACAGCTTTAGCACCAATGTTTGCAGAACATAAAATTGTTTTACCTTTTAGTTCACCAGAAGCACAATCTAAGAGTATTGCATATACAAAACAACTTTCATATTTTGCTTCAAAAGGCAATAAAAACTCTTATAAAAGTGATATAGTTATGGCAAGCTGGTTTCCAATGAAAGTTATTAGAAACTTGCAAAAACTAACATACGCAGATATGGGATTAGATTACACTCCTAGTTATGAAGGTTACAATATGTTAGACTTAAATGATATACCATGGAGTTAATGTGACGCCTGACCAGATTATAGATAGAGCAACTAATCTTAAAAAGATGCATGATGATTCTCTTATAGATAGAAGTAGATTCAGAAACATTCTTAATGGTGGTGAAAATGGAATAAGAGATTTATTAGGTCCAGGAATGGATGGTATGGATTCTTACACATTACCAGCACCAAACTTATTATTATCTGCTTTAGATAGACTTGCACAAAAAATTGGTAAAGTACCTACACTTGATGTTCATATTACAAATGCAAGAGATAGTCAAAGAAATAAAGGTAAGAAAGATAAATTAGAAAGAATCGTTACTGCATTTGATAAAATGCAAAGACTAGATTTACAACTTCCACAAGTAGCTAGATGGCTTCCTGGATATGGGTTCGCAGTATGGGTTATTACATCGAAACCAGATGCAAATGGAAACATGTATCCATGTGCAGAACTTCGTAATCCTTATGATTGTTTTCCTGGATATTATGGAAATATGCAAGAACCACAAGAACTTGCAATTATTCAAAAAGTTCCTGTTAAGAATTTAATACAGATGTATCCAGAACTTAAATCATATTTTGAAACAGAAAACAAAGATAAACAAGAAGAGTATCTAAACATTTCTTATCAAGGTTATGGAGAAAGTGGTAGCTGGGAAAATTCAAATGAAAGTGGTGAAGTAATACTTGAATATATGAATTTAGAAGGAACTTACATATTACATCCTGCTTCAAGAAAAATATTAGATTTTGTTCCTAATCCATTACAATCTGGTCCAGCATTTGTTGTTGCTAAAAGATTTAGTTTTGATAAATTACAAGGACAATTTGACCAAGTCATAGGACTTATGGCTTCTATGGCAAAAATAAATATTTTATCAGTAATAGCTATGGAAGATGCAGTATTTACAGAAACAAACATTATTGGAGAGCTAGAGTCAGGACAGTATAGAAAAGGTAGAAACTCTATAAACTATTTATCTCCTGGTTCACAAGTAGTAAAACCTGTAAATAATTTACCATATCAACTCTTTGAATCTGTAGGAAGATTAGAAAGACAACTTAGAGTTGTAGCTGGATATCCTGTACAAGATGATGCTATATCTCCAAACTCTTTTGTTACAGGTAGAGGACTTGAAGAATTAGAAGCTGGTGTCGGTGCAATGGTTTCTGAGTATCACACAATATTAGAAAATGCTTTACAAGAAGTTGATTCTAAAAGATTAGAGCTAGACCAAAAATTATTTGGAAAACAAAGAAAACCTATTAGTGGTACATACAAAGGTGCATCATTTGCTGAAAACTATACTCCTGCAACTGATATAGATAGTAACTTTGTTACTAAAAGAAAGTATGGAGCTATGGCTTCTTTTGATGCTCCAAATAAAATTATTACTGGTTTGCAGTTATTACAAGCTGGAATAATTGATAAAGAAACTATGCAACAAGAAATGGATGGTTTAGAAAATCTTACACAGATAAATGAAAGAATTGTAAAACAAAAAACAGAAGATATTTTATATTCTATGTTGCTACAACAATCACAGCAAGGTGATAAAGGTGCAATGATGGCTGTTGTAGAAATATATAATAATCCAAAAAACATGGGTAATATATTAGAAAAGTATTTTACAACACAAGGTGAAGAACCTAGTCCTGAGGAACAACAAGTCTTACAACAGGCTCAAGCTCCTCAGCAACAAGGACCACCTAATATTGCAGCATTGTTAGGAGGAGCTATTGGTTAATGATGAAAACTTTACATTTGCACAAATTATTGCAAATAACTACACGGTAGAAGAACAACCTATGTGGGAAATGTATGAAGATGCATTTAATGAAGGACTAATGAGTCAACAACAAAAACCTAATTTTATTATTGATGCAATAACTATTGCGTTTATACCACAGTTAGGAAGAATTGATTTACTTGTTGTTCCAGAAGATTTTGATTATGGAGATTTAAATGACAAGATATAGTCCACAAACTAATAAAGCACAGTTTGAATCTGAAAGCTATGGACAAGGTGAAGAATTAAATGAACTGCAAAATAGTGCAGAAATGTTTATAGAAGAAAATCAAACACCTGCACAACCTGCAAATCCAAGAATGAATAGAATAAGACAATTTATACAACCAGGTAAATCTATATTTGATACACCTACCAATAATCCTGGTGAAGATGTATCTACAAGTCAATATAAGGCAGCTTCAGGGCAACCTATTTATGATGCAGACATGGTATTAAGAAGAATGGCAAATGTGTTACAGAGTAAAGAAATTATAGCATTAATGAATGATGGGACAGCACAATCTGAATCTGAACGATTTCAATGACAGCTTTTAGGTGGAACTGGGTAGCACCCTGGCAAGAAGACCAGGATGATTTATACAGAGATGAGTTATTAGGACAAGCACAACAAATAGATAATTTTTTTGCTAACAACCCATCAATACCTTACAACATGTCTGAGATATCTAAGACTTATGGTTTTTTACCAAAAGACGTGCAGGTTGCAGGTGCATTAATGGGATTAACAAAAGACTCACCAGAATTTACAAGTATTGTAGAAAGATTTTTAGAAAAAGAAACATCATGGTGGGAAGGTGTTAAGGCTGCAGGAAGAGGTGCTATAAGAGGTGCAGTAGTTGGAATGGAATCTGCATCACAGTTTGTAAAAAAATATGGACAAGCAGGTATGAAATATTATTCTGCAAGAAAAATGAATCCGTTACTTGCTTTTACAGGTGTAGGCACATTAGTACCATTACTTGACCCTAATGGTAGAAATGAGTTTGTACAATCTTTAAAAGACCAAGGACCTACAGTTGCTACAAGAGCCTTCCAAGAATTACGTGCAGGAAGAAAAGTAAACTTAGGTCAAGGATATTTTGGTAATTCTACAGTTGCAGAAAATACAGAAGTATATAAAGAGTTAGTTGGTAGAGGTGCAAATCCTGATGAAGTAAAACAAATCATACAAGAATATTATGGTAAACCAATTACACAATTAGAAATGAATACAAGAGAAGGTCATGCAGGTACTTATAGAGGTAGAAAGGGTACTGTAAAATTATCTCCTGGTCGTGTAGCTGCTGTTGAAGTATTTGAACCAGGAACAAAATCTTTTAATTTATTATCAGGAATTATTGATGGAGCTTATACAGTGCTTACTGACCCTGCAACTTATGCTGGTGGTGCATTAGCAAAAGCAGGTGCAATAAAAAAATCTTTTAATTTAAATGAAACTAAAAAAGCAAGTGGATTAATAGATAGTGTTGTAAGGAAAACAGTTAAGATACCAAAAGCTAGAGAGTTTTATTTTGAAACAAAAGCTGGTGATGATATTGCAGATTTGTTTGCTCAAGCAGATACGTACGATGAAGTACAAATATTATTAGGTGGACAAGGTAAAAAAATCTCAGATAAAACAATAGCAAGAACAGCAGGTGGAGCAAAACTTTATAGGAGATTAAGAGATACTAAAGACAAACAAGCAATAAAAAATATTCTTGTTAATGCTGCTGAAGACATTACTGCTGATGCTATGGAAAGGCTTGACCCTACATCATTATTATTTAATGGGACATTGTCAAAAGCTGCAGCAAAATTTGTATATGGTGATAAAGTCTCAGCAGTTGGATTTAAAACTGCAATGAAGTTAAATAGCAAAAATAGTATTTTTGAAAGATTGTTTAATGTATTTCCTGCACCAAGAATACAAACAGATGATTTGAATAGAACATTTTTTGAACTAAAAGATTTTATGAAGTTTGCAAAAGTTGATGATGATATTGCAAAAAGTACATTAGATAGAATAGTTGACGCTATGGATGATGAAGTTATACAAGCTCTTGATGGAAGTCCTGCATCACTACAAAAATTAAATATGATGTTAGATATTTATGGTGGTGAAAATGGTGTCCTTAGACACATTATGGATAAATTTGAAGCTGTAAATATTCCTAGAGGTGTAGTAAATCAAGTTGGTAAATTAGTTGCTAGTGTCGATGAAGCTAATAAATATTTTTATGGTGCATATGGCGAAGAAGCGTGGAACTTACAAAAAATTAGCATATTAGATAAAGGTAGAAATAATTTAGATAATGTTTCTTTTAACATGAAACAAACCTTAGATATTATTGATGAAATAATAAGTAACTCTAATTTTAAAAAGTCTGGAAGATTAAGAACCATACAAGATATAAAAGATGACTTTTTATCTAAAGTTGATTCAGCACAAAGAGTACCAACAGATTTAGCAGAGGCAGAAATCTTACCTGCAAAAGTTATATCAAATGGTGGTAGAGGTACAGAAATACAAGCATTAAGAGTTGCAAAAGAACTTGATATAGAAACAGGGGGTACAGGAACTCCTGGTTTTGGAGACTCTGCACAAACTAAAACAGGTAGTTATGGGCTTCACGAAGCAGAGCTAATAGATTATGGATTGACAGATGATGCAGCAAGACAAGTTGGATTTATTGATGAAACAATAAAAAGAACTGAAAATGAAGCAATATTCAAAGATAAAAGAGTAGGAGCTACAACTGTAACATACAATAGATTAAAACAAAAAGTTGCTGAGGATAAAGCAAGATTAAAAGGATTAGAAAAAGCGTATAAGGAATTAGAGTTATCTCCAGTTAGAGATGATTTAAAAATACAAAATAAATTACAAGCTGGTTACATTGCAAGAAAAGCATTAGATGCTGAAGATGTAAGAATAAAGAATGGAGATGCTCCTGAATTATCTATTGGTGCAAGATTAGAATTAGAATCTAAAGCGTCAATACTTAGATACGCAACAAACTTAGTAGAAGAAGGTCCAAATAAAATATTACAATATGATAGCTTTGACATGCCTGGTTATCAAAGAGCATACAAAAATTTACAAAAAAGAATCAATACTGAAAAACAAACTCTTGCAAAACATGAGACACAATTACAAGCACGTCTTAATGATATTAATGATGACTCTACTGTCAAAAAATTAGAGGCATTACAACGTGAAAGAAATAGATTAACTTCTAAAAATATAAATGAAAAGATGCCAGCTAATAAATATTTTGTTGCAAGAAGTCAAAAAAATATTGATGATGCAGATATAACTATTGCAATAATAGATTCTGTTACTAATCCAGCAGGTAAAGGAACTACTGGTGCAATAAACTATGCAAGAAAGGGTAAATGGTCACAAGCTAAAATACCTGAGCAAGGCGTGTATCAAGGTAACAGACCATTAGTAATAGTTGATACTGCACAAAGAATAGATAATAAATTTGTTCAAGAAATACATGAACTCATTAAAAAATATCCAACTGTAAATATTATTGGTCCTAGAACAGGAGATGCGTCAAAAATAACACCTGTACTAAAAACTTTATTTACAAAAACACAAGATGCTTTTGATACTAAAGCAGGATTTAAAGTATTTAAAAATGCAAAAGTATCTCCAAACCAAATACTTAATTATTTTTCTGACATAACAACAGAAGATGATGTATTGACAACAGCTACAAATACTTTAATGAAACGTGCTAATTTTGATGAATTAGAATCAGTTGTTGGAAGACCTACAGCACATTTAATTTCAGAGTATTTAGCATCAGGTTCATTACCTTTACCAGATGCAAGATTATTTTTAAGAGTGTTTTCACCAGCAAGAGAATTTTGGACAAGAATAATACCTAGTTCAAAGAGACCAAGTGTAACTTCTGCAAGAAGAACTGTTGATTTAGAAGATGGAAGAGAATTTGAAGTTTCTGAATTTGAAGAAATGTTAGCAAAACCAGTTGCTGAATTATTTGAATTACAAACAAATGACCAAAAAGGTATAACAGATTGGTTAAAAATGACTGTTAAAACTGCAAGAAAAAGATTTGATTTATCTGCTGATGATGCAGATGCTAATGCATTAGTTCAAGGTTGGTTATCTAAGTTAGGAGATAACTATATGAATAGAGCTTGGAAACCATTCATACTTCTTAGAGGTGCATGGACAGCAAGAGTTGTTGGTGAAGAACAAGTTAGAATGTGGGCTGCAGATTTAGATAATGTATTTACACACCCATTGTCAGCATTTGCTTGGATATTAGGTAAAGACAGAGAATCTGTTTTAAGAAGAGTAAAAGGATATGAAAACCTTGATATAGATAGAACAATACAAAGAGGTATGTTTAGCATACGAGACAATGAAATATTAGCAGACAGTATTTATCATAAAGCAAGTATGTCTATGTCACATAATGGCATTTTAGATGGTGATAAACTTAAAAGAACTTTTGCATTCAAATCGGTTCAAAAAGGAGAAAAAGGATATCACGGAGCTGCAGTATCAGAAATATTTCAATTAGTAGATGACCCTATTGCTGCAGAAATAGCAACACTCAAAGGTGGTGTTGATGATGTTAAAGCAGGGCTACAAAATATAAAAGATAGATTTTGGAATAAAGATGGAGACTTAAGTAGTTGGAGAACAGCTTTAGCTTATGGTTCTGATGAAGCAGGTAAATATCAAAAAATAAAAATATTAAACGATAGAAAATGGGCTGATGATTATATTGACTCAGTAGCAGCTAGAGTTCATTATAAAACAGGTGGAAAGTATAAAGTTACAGAAGTAAAACCAGATGGTACACGTGTAGTTTTTGAAGATATGGAGGGAATGACAAGAGTCAGAAAATCTCCACAATCAGAAATAGAATTTGAACTTATTGAAACTGGAGATGCAGAATTACTAGAGCATATATCTAAAGGTAGAAACGCTATAGATGATAAAGCAATACTTGTAGATATTGATGGTAAGACTGTAGCTATAGGAAGAAAAGCAAGTATTGGTAATAAAAAAGCATATACAAAGTGGTTAGCTAAAAAAGACCCTTATAAATCAATGCACGTGATGAAAAAATCTGTATTTGATATGGATGGAGAAAGAGTTAGTTCTTACGATGCTGCTATAGAAAGATTATTTAGTATTGTTATGTCAGCACCTACAAATAGACTTTCACGTTCTCCTGCATTTAGACAATTCTATTGGAGATTTATAGAAACTAACATTGCTTATTTTGATGATGGACTTAGACAACAGATTAAACAACAAGCACAAGCTTCTAACTTACCAAAGAAATTTATAAAATCACTAGATACAACAGGTAAGGTATCAGCAGATGAAGGTAAACTTCTTAGGTTAGCTGACTTAGATGCTTTAGACGATACAGCAAAAGCATATGCATTAGCAGAAACACAATCACTTCTTTATGATTTAAACAGAAGACATGTTGTTTCTGATATGCTACGTTTAGCATTTCCATTCGCAGAAGTATATATAGAAATAATGGGTACTTGGTCAAGATTATTAAATCAAAAAAAATTCCTTGCAACAAGAAAGATTACACGAGGTATTGATGGTGCAAGAAAAGCTGATTTAAATAATGATGACGAAGGATTCTTTCATACAGATGCTATGACAGGAGAAGAAATGTTTTTCTTTCCAGGTTCAGAGTTTTTAACAAACTGGATGTTTGATGGTAATAGAGATTCAAGAACAGTAAAAAATCCTGTAACAGGAGAAGAGCTTGCTGCACCAGATGCAAAAATAAATCTTAAAGGCTATGTATCTTCTTTAAATATGATTGTAGGTAATCCTGCTCCTGGTCTTGGACCTTTAGTTGGTATACCTGCATCAAAGATATTACCTGAAACAGAATTAATAGACAAAGTATTTTTTCCATATGGAAGAGAAACAAAAAGTGCATTAAGTCCAGCTACATATGCAAATGCACTTATACCATCTTGGGCAAAAAAAGCAATGTCTATGGGTGCATCAGACCCTGATATGCAAAGAGGATTTGCAAATACTTACAAAGATGTAATTAAGATGTTTGTTACTACAGGATTATATGATGATACTACACCAGCTAAACAAGCAAGAATGTTAGAAGAAGCTAAAAAGACGGCTATGTTTTTAACTGCTGCAAGAACTTTTATACAGTTTGCTGCTCCTACAGGTGCAGTTATTAGATATGATATTGAAGTTGCACCAGGAGGACGATTATTTGTAGACCCATTACAAACAAAAGGTGATGACCCTAAACATCATTTTTATGGAATGTCAATACTTACAGATGCATATTATAGAATACTTTCAAAATATGGAGGAGACCAAGTTCTTGCTACAAAAGAATTTGTTAATCAGTTTGGATTAGACCCAACAGCATTATTAGTTTCTAAATCAAAAGAAATTAAAAAAAGAAGTTATACAGATGAAGGTGTAAAGTTTGGCAGAGACAATGAAGAAATATTAAAAATATATCCAGATGTTGGATATTATTTATTCCCAGATAATCCACTTGATGAGTTTAGTTTTGTAGCTTGGGCTGATTCATTTGCAGATAGAGACAGAGTAGATTTATCTGAAGATGAGTATGTTACTGCTGTAAGACAAGCACAAGGTAGATTAGCTTATGAATATCAAAGAAGATTGTTATTTGAATCAGGCGCTCACAATAATTTAACTCCTGAAAGAAAATACGAAATACTTACAGATTATAGAATGGCACTACGACAAGAATATCCAGGTTATGGACAAACATCTACAACTGCAAAAGCTATTGATGCTGAATCAAAAAGACTACAGCTTATCGATATGATTCAAAGAGAAGGAGAAAGAACAGTAACACTACCTAGTGGAGAATCATTAGCTCTTAAAGAATTACCATCGATGCAAGGTTTAGTTCAATATTTAGAAATAAGAGATAGTATTCTTGCACAAATACAAAGAAGAGATGGACCTAGAGCAACCCTTAAAAGACAAGAATACACATATTTTAGAGAAGTATTAAGAAGAAAAGCACAAGAACTATTTTCACAGTTTCCAGATTTCTACTATGTTTATGATGATATACTAAGGTTTGAAGTAGAAGAAGAGTTTACCGATGTATTTACACCTATGGAGTATTAATGAATAAAAAGAAAAAAGGACTTTTTTATAGATTAGGAAGAGCTTGGTCAGATACCAAAGCATCTGGATTTACTTCTGTTGACCCTGCATATTTAGGACAAAGCCCTGAATCTTTTATTGGTTCTTTGCTTGGTCAAAAAATTGCAGATTTTTTTGATAGTTTACCTGATGAATTAGCAGACGATATATTTGAAGAGTTTGGTAATCCTGAAATGTTAGGAATGACAGGAGAAGCATACTTTGGTTACGTGATGGGTCAAGGTTTAGCAGAGGGTGTAAATAGCTTTAAACAAGGTGTTGCAGATGGTGCATTAGAAGATAGAACTCCTGATGAAATAGATGCACAAAGAGAAGCTGCTGGTTTAATTGCTGGAGATAGTGTTGAAGAATCTCAAGTAGCATATTCAAATATTGTTCAAAGAGTTGCAGAAACATCAAGAGCTAGAGTAAAAGCAGAAGAAAAAAAACTATCTCCACAAGAGCTTAGAGATGCAGCTTATAAACAATATACAGAGGATGGCAATGTAAATAAATTAATGAATGCTTTTGCTGAAATAGACCAGATTGCAAACAACGAAGAACTTTTATCAGGTGCTTATGAATTTGAATTAGGTTTTACACAAGGAAGTGATATAGGATATTATGGTTTATCAAATGACCCATTTGCTTTAGAAACATACAGAGATTCAGCAGGTAATCAAAATCTTACACCATTATATAATCAAGGTTTAGAAGTTGGATTTTTAGAAAATTTACCTGCTGAAAGGGTTATTGATTTTCAACTTGCATTAGTACAAGCAGGATTTTTAGAACCAAATAGTTTTGCAGAGGGTAGATATGATGAAGCTACACAAAAAGCTGTTGCACAATCATTTTATTACATGAATCCAAAAACAGAATTTGGAATTGATACAAATGATTTAGAAGATATTGCTATTGCATCAGGTGGAAATAATGCAGCTTTCTTAGGTTTTGTAAGAGATTTCTATTTAGATAGTTTAGATAGTATTAAATTTACAGACACAAATCCTATATTTACAGGACCAGATATAGTTTATATTCCAAAACCAGGACTGCTTAACCAACAAATAGAAAATGCAATTACATCTGTTGGACTTCCTAATACTGATTTATCTGTATATGCAATACAGGATTGGGCAAATAATAAAATAAAAGAACTTAACAAAGAAGCTCGTGATTCATATAGACTCAATGCTAATCAATTAAGAATGGCTCAAGAAGATGCCTTGAGAAGAAAGAAATTTAATTTGCCTGATAAACAATATGAAATACAATCAGTTATGAGTTCTGAAGATGTAAGTAATGCATTTGAATATGAACTTAATAAATACATACTCTCTACGTATGGAGAACTTATAGAATCAAATCAAGTTGACCAGGCTAGAAAAGAAGGAACAGCAAGACTTGTTGCTGCTTTTAGTGCAGGTAGATAATGGATGGAGAACAAATTCCATGGATAGATTGGATTAATGAAATAGTAGCTGCTGCAGTTGAATTAAAAGAAGCAGGTATGCCATTAGATTTAGACCCATCAGAAGATTTACAAGTTTTACATAATATGATTGCCATATCTGCTGCTGAATGGAGAAAAGGTAATCAAGTAGATTTAGATGGACCAGGTATGGGTAAAGCAATAGGAGACGAAAAATCTTATTCACCTGCACAAATTTATGAACAAACTTGGGGTAAAGATACAAGTGATGTAGATGTAACAGTTATAAATAATAAATTTGTTCCAGAGTTTCAAAATATTGACGGACCAGAATTAAGTTCGTTAATATCAGAGAATCCTACATTAGCAGCAAAAGCATATTTAATTGTTTTGCAAAGTGCAAATGGATATGATAACTGGTCTACTTGGAATAGTTTTGTTACTAATCCTAAGACACCACAATTCATTGATTATGCAAAACAATATACCTATGAAAAAATAGATGAAATGAATATACCTCCAGATGCTGTAGACCCTGAGAGACTTTATACTCCAGATAGAGAACCAGGTACAGGAAGATTATTACAAGACGGAAAACCAATGCCTTTAAATAAAAGAATAGTATTTTCATCAGTTGATAATAGAAAAAGACAACGAGCTTGGTTAGCTTCGATTAAACTTAAAAATATATTAAGTGATGAAATTTTAGAAGCGATGAGGAGATAATGCCACACGAACCTGGACATACAGAAGAACCAACTGTAGAAAATATAAAAGATTATAGGACTACTGATAATACAGAAGTAAATACAGCAAGTGCTGGTGTATTCTCATATTCTAATAAACCTACACCTGAAGAAGTTTATTATGATGGAGACTTTTATTATTTTCTTTGGGATATATCTACAACACTTGATGAACCACAAGGGACTTCTTATTTAGCATACAATGCTGGAAAAAAATATAATCCTTATGGTTTTGGAGATACTGTAGCTGGAAACAAAAGAGTAGGACCACGAGCAGTTACAACACCACCTGGAGTACTTTTAGGCGAAGATATTCTTATGGTAGGTGATATATCTAATAAGTATGCAAACCTTGATAACTGGAGTCCAGGAGAAACATTTGATGACAGAATATTACTTTATGAAGATGTAGCTCCTTGGTTTTTTGATGCAGTGGTCGATGCAGATGGTAATACTGATTATCCAGGTATGGAATTATTATTTGATTTTATTATAAATGGAACACCAATATCAGAAGATGACCCAAGATTATTAGAAATACAAGCACCATATACAACAGAAACAATTCAATATTTAAATGCATTAGGAACTGAAGGTTACACAATAAACGGAAAGCCTAACCAAAAGTTATTAGCTTTGCGTGAAACAAGAGCAACACAACTTGAAGGTGCTTTTGTTAGACTAGGTATAAATCCAAATGACTACAAAAAAGATAATCCAGAACTATATGAGCAGCTATTACAGAGAGCTGTAGAAGGACAAATTTCAGTTGCACTACTACCTAAATTTATAGGATATGTAGAAAACATTGATGGATATGAAGTGGATGTTAACAGTCCATATTACAATTTGTTTAAATCACAGCAAACAAAGTTGACTTCAGATAGTTCTGGATTAGACTTATCTGATTTTATTTACAATAATAAAAATAATGCAAAAGGTATTTCATATCTAGGTGCAGGTGCATTTAACAGTTTATCAGAAGCAGATAAAAGAAAAGGTGCTATGTTGTTTGCTACTGAGGGAGAAGAAAGTGCAAATGCATATTATCAAAATTTATTTGACAACAATCCATACTTTGAAAGATTTGCAGGTAAAGGATTAAACTACAATAAAGTAGCAGCACCTTACATAAAACTTTATGCTTCAATTTATGGTGAAGCACCAGATGAAGAATCTGATTTCTTTTTATCACAGTTTCAAAACGATTACAATACATCGGCTGTAAATTTTAGACAAAACGCTTATGATACAGGTAATGAGTTTTTTGGATATAGCGTAGCAGACCTTATGAATAAATCATTAGGTGGTCCAGTAGTTAGGAGTATATAGTGGCAACAGTAACTTATTATAGAAAAGATTTTCTAGAGGGATATACTATTGATACGAGTAAAACAAAATTAATACAAGACTTAGAAGAGAATGGATATACAACTAATTTTGCAGAGGCAGAAGCAGCATCTTTTACAGGTGGGGGAGTAAATTTTAAAGGTAATACTGCTGCAGAAGCAGACAAACCTTTATCAGAAACATTTTCAGCTAATTTTACAGTTGAGCAAGCAAAAGTATTACTACCTTACATTACAAAACTTGACCCTCAAAGAGGTGAAAAATTAATTAAAGCATATGTAGATGGATACATTAAGTCTGGAAAAGACACTTTTGCTTTGGCTGCAATGCGTTCAGCTCCTGAATATAGTGAAATGTTTGAAGGTATTCAAAGAACAGATGGTTCTTTAAGAATGACAGAAGCACAGTATCTGCAAAATAAAGAAGCTGTGATTGTACATTTTAATGAATTTAATTTAGGCGGTTATGCAAAAGAAAATATTGATACAGTATTTCCAAAACTTTTAGCTAACAATGTTTCACCAGATGAAATGAGACAGCGATTAAGTGCAGTGCAACAAACAATAGATGCTGTTCCTGATGAGCAAAAATCACAAATTTTAGGACAATATCAAGAGTATTATTCAAATGAACTCGGTGAGTTTGTAGAACCTAAGGCATCAACACTTGTTGCTTTAGCTATTGACCCTGAAGTAAATGCACAAATATTAAATAGAAGATTAAATGTATCACAAATTAGTGCAACATTCGAAAGAGTGACAGGAGAAGATATAGACTTTGATGCTGTACAAAGACTTATCGGTAGTGGTTTAACTGCACAAAGAGCTGCTGGAGAGTTTGAAACAGCTACAGCTAGAGCTATTACAGCATCAAGATTAGCTAGAAGATTTAATAGACCTGATGAAACATATACAGCATTAGAGTTTGCAGAGTTTGGAGCAGCTCCTGATACAGATTTTATGGAACAAGTAGGTTCATTATCAGCACAAGCAGAATCAGCTAGTGCAGTAGCAACAGGTGCTAGACAAAATAGACAAGGTGCTGTAACTGGCTTGACAGAACAATAAACCTGCTATACTAGATGTAGTGCCTGGCAGGATTCGGCACACAAAATATAGGGCTGCAAACGCGATGACACAGCCAAGGTGTGTTGTTTGACATTCGTAAATCCTTGTGAAATCCCCTTAATTACCTAGCGATTATGTTATATGGGATTAAATATGCTAGAGAAAATGGAGAAAATAATGGAAGAAAATAAATTAGACCAAGCTACAGAAGATGCAATTGAGGAAGCTGTAGAATCTAACGACAATATAAAACAACTTAGAGATGAGTTCAAAAAACTCAAAGCTGAGAATAAAGCATTCAAGGCACAAGCCATGAATACTGCATTAGAGTCATTAGGTTTACAATCTGATAAAGGCATTGGAAAAGCCGTAACAAAACTTTACGATGGAGAAATGAATGTAACTGATATCAAAGATTTTGTTAACAATGAATTTGGTGATGCTATTAATGCTGAACCTGTTGTTCAAGATAAAATTACTGATAATGTTACTGAAGCTCAAGGAAGAGTTGAACAGCTTAATAAACTTGGTGTAAATGCTGAACCTGTTGATATATCACAAGAGTTCAGTAAATTCATTAATGATTCCAACACAAGCACAAGAGATAAAATCAATGCAAAATTGCGTATGATTGATTCTCTTAATGAACAAGACAAAAGATAATTTATAGGAGAAGATAAAAATGGCAAGTATATCGTTAACAAATAATACGATTTATGCACAAAACATTAATAACTTCGCTGGTGAATTGTTTAAAGTTGGTGGTCAAAGAACACCTTTACTATCCGCAGTTGGCGGTTTAAATGGTGGAAGAGCAATTAATTCTACATATTGGCAAGTCCAAGTAGAAGACAATGCTAAGATTTCCACTGAGCCAACTAAAGGTCAAGAAGGTTCTACACCTACAGAATTTCTTGGAAGAGACAGGGCTGCATATACCTATGTAACACAAATCTTTCACAAGGGTGTACAAATGACATATACCGCTTTAGCATCTACCGGAAACCAAAATCCTCTAGATTTATCTGCTAACATTGTTAACTCCTCTGATGGAGATGGCACTGTAACTGCAGCAGATAAACTAGCATTTTTTGGTGGTAGCCCAGTGGCAGATGAATTTGCATTGCAAATGGAAAAAACAATGGAAAAAATAGCAAGAGAAGTTGAGTGGTTTGCATTTAATGGTTCTTTCTCAGATGGTGCTAATACCACCCCAGGAGATGGAACTAGAGAAATGTATGGTCTTGATGTGTGGATTACACTAAACAAGAACGCTAGCAACTCAGCAGCAGTTAACCCATTAGGTGGTAACTGTTTCTACAATGACACAAACGGAGATGGTTCTGGTTCAACACAAGTTCTTTCTTTCGCAACTATTTCAGGTGCGTTAAAGAGAATGTATGATAACCATGCACCAATGAATCAACCTGTGTTAGCTGTTACTCCAAAACAATTACTAGACCTTAACAATGAACTTGTTAAAGGAACAGTTGATATAGCAGGAGCAATTATTCCTAGAGATAGAAATATTGCAGGCGTTGATATTGATACAATAGTTACACCATTCGGTTCAATCGGAATGATGATTATTGACCCTGATATTATGCCTGACAACACTGCTTTCATCTTAGACTTAGCACACATAAACCCAGTGTTTACCAATATCCCAGGATTTGGAACTGTGTTTGTTCGTGATATTGACCAAGATGCAAACGCTAGAATTGGAAAAGCTGTTTATATGGAGATGGGATTCGAGTTCGGACCTCCTTCATACCACTGCAAGATTCAAGCAGTTAGTTAATAAAAAAGCATTGAAGATTAGGGTGGAACTCCACCTCCACCCTTTTCTTCTGCTATAGTTAGGAAGATATGATTAAATCAAAATTAGCCTTAATAGATATATCAGCAGATAATAATAATTCTTTAGGAGTACAAACTGAAGGTATGTTACTTTGTGGTGTAGAATTTCCTGCAGCAATGACAGGCACTGCAGTAACATTTGATTTCTCAATGGATAATAGTACATTTGTTGATGTAAAAGAAACTGATGGAACTGATGTAAGTTATACTGTTTCAGCAGGAGATGTTGTAAGAGTTGACCCTTCAGGATGGGCTTTTGCAAGTAATGGATTTCTAAGAGTTACATCAAATGGTAACGAGGCAGCAGACAGAAAAATAATTTTACACTTTAGACATAGTTAGGAGCAACAATGGGTATGCTCTTAATACTTAAAGAGGGAAGAAATCTTGATATAGAAAGTATTCCTGACCAACCATTAGAACCTTCATTTCCTATTGTAAATCCTGATATAAAAGCAAATGATGGATTATTTGCATTAGGTGCATTTGGTCAAGCAATATTTGCTGCAGAATTAGTAGAGGAAGGTGCTGCATAATGAGTACAAATATACAAGGATTAGTAGATAGAGTTTATAGAGAATATTTAGAACCTATGGATGATTTACAACCTTATACGTTATTAACCTCAAGTCTTACAGATTCTGAAACAACAGTTTCTTTTAATGGTGATTTACTTACACAAGAAGAAGAAGATGTTATGGAAGCAGGTTCAATTATAGAAATAGGAACAGAACTTATGCTTTGTAAAACTCTTGACACTGTAAATGACCAAGTAGAAGTAGTAAGAGGTGTAAGAGGCACAACTGCAACAACACATACATCAGGAGATACAATAAAAATAGCACCACCTTTTCCAAGAAAAAATGTTTTTGATGCTGTGTGTGACCAAATAAAAAATTTATATCCTACATTATTTGCAGTAGAAACTAAATCAGTTACAGCTAAAACAGGGTATATTCCTATGGATGGAGCTAATGATAATTATATAGTGGCACCTATAAGTGCTATATCACAAATGACAGACTTTGCTGCAGGCTCTGATGAAACAGGAATAGTTTATCAAGGTGTAGCCGTAGAACTTGTTGATTTACCTAACCCATTTACTTATAGAGACTCTGATGGTGTTTCTCAAACAATTACATATAGTAACAATGGACCAAATAAAGTAAATGCATTGCAAGTGTATGGAGTATCATCAGGACATACAGTGTTTGTTACATTTAAAAAAAAGTTTATTGAACCAACATCAGAATCAGATACTCTAGCAACAGTTGGTTTAGAAAATGAATATGAGCCAATTATTATGGCAGGTGTTGCAGCACAAATAATTGCAGGAAGAGATATACCAACAGCAACAGCTGATTATATAACTGACCAATTATCAACATCTACATTTCCTGTTAACTCTGCAGCAAACATTAGAACATCTTTATTAAGATATCAGAATGATTTAATCGAGCAAGCAAGGAAAGATTTAAGAGCAAGGTATCCAGAACCAGTTGCCTTAAATAAAATAACTTATGCCTAGGTTAACTACACAAGCAGAAGTATCTAATCCAAAAAGAAAAGGATATGATTTTCGTATTGATAATCAACTTTATAGAAGTGCTGTAGGTCCAGGAAGAGATATGACTATACAATCTTCTGATGTTGAAGGTGGTCAAGTTAATGTTAGACAAAACGCAGAAGACTTTACATCTAACCTTGGTAGAGTTTTTTCACGTAATAATTTTTCTGGTGGTTCTAATTTAGATACAGCACACAGGAGAGATGGAACAGATAAAGATACAATAAGATTTTGGGATAGTCAAGGTATAGATGTTTTTAAAAAAGATTTAGGTAGTTCTTACAATATTCAATTATTAAATACAACAATTAATACTAGGTCACTATCTTCTTCTGATGGTGATAATTATCTAGCAGTAGTAGGTACTACTATTTATGTTTCTGATGATGCAACACTTTATAAATCTACTGATGGTGGTACAACTTTTGCTACACAATCTACAGGATTAACTGCTGGTTATCACATAAAAGGTTTAGCTGCACATGGAGACCTACTATATATAGTAGCTAACAATGGTTCAGCAGGAGAAATAGAAACACTTGCAAGTGATGGTACATCTACACAAAAATCTACAGCTCAAACATTTGATGGAATATGGGCTGTTAAAAATAAATTTTTAGTGTCTGCTAGCAATTCAATATTTGAATATGATGGTGCTACTACTGTTTCTTCAGCAAAAGTAACATTAGCATCTGGAGAAACATGGACAGATGTTACAGATGCAGGAGCTGTTGCTTTAGCAACTGCAACTGATGGAAGAATATATTCTTTCAAAGATGTTTCAGCAGCTTTTACAGTTAATGGACAAACAGAAATAACTAATGAAACTCCAACATGTATTGTAGAATCTAATGGAATTATTTTTTATGGTACAAAAGAAGACCAAACAGGTACTAAAAAAATTGGAAGACTTTATAGAGCAACTTTACAAACTGCTGATGACTTATATGTTCTTGGAAACAATCAGTTAATTAAAGAATGGGATATAGACAGTATTGATGCTTCACCACATAAATTATATGCAACAAGAGACTCTGTTTATGTAGGTATAAAAGAATCTGCGTCTACAAGTTTTTTATGGAGATATTATTTACCTACAGCCGGAATAGCTAGATACTACAAAGCTGCTGCTGGAGGTTCTGTAGAAGATATTTGTAGAGTTAATGAAAAATTCTTATTTGTTGTAACAGGTAGTGGTTTGTATTTACAAACAGATAACTTTGAAGAAAATGGATTTCTTATTACACCGCCTGCAGATTTTTTTACTGCAGAATCAAAACAATTTGTTGGTGCTGAAATAGAAACAGAAGAACTTGTATCAGGAGAAAGTATAGATGTTTTTATATCTAATAAGTTCGAATCAATAAATGATTCATCTGATAACACATGGCAACTTGAATTAAGTCAACAGTCTGGAACTGGTGGTGAGGAAGTACAGCTACAAAGAGTTGCAAGATATGTTACTGCTAAGATAGAACTAAACAGTAATGGTACAAGCACACCAAAATTTAAATCTTTACAAATAAGAGCATTAGCAAGACCTGAATTAGTAGTTGTACAAATACCTGTAAATATTTCTGATAGGGTAGAGAGACCTTTTAGAAAACCAATAAGAGTAAAAAACTTAGGTGAAACAATTTACCAATCACTAAAACAAAAAGAGGGTGATGCTGTTACATTAGAATTGTTTGACCCTGCAGAAATAATTAGAGGTGTTGTAGAAAAGATAAGTTATCCGATACAAAGTAATCCAAACATTGGCAGTGTAACACAATATGCTATACTCACTGTTAGAGGAACAAGACAGCAAACCTTTAGCCAAGTAACATCAGGCGATATTCTTGGTGTAAATGGTTTTGCAATAATGAGATTCGGATAAAAATATGTGTATAATGGAGAGATATGGTAGCAAGAGAGACTAATTTAGTAAACGCTTTTGAAACTACACTTGCAGCACAATTAGCAAGTGGTGGTACATCAATAAACTTATCAGCAGACCCAGGTGTAGATGCACCTGTTTATTTGGTTATAGACCCTGATAATGACAGTAATAGAGAGGTGGTTTTATGGTCATCAGGAACAGACCACACAAATGCTACTGTAACTAGAGATATAGATTCAAAACATGGAACTGACCCTACACATGCGTCAGGAACAAAAGTAAGACTTGCTGTAGTAAAGCAACACTTTGATGAGGCACATGATGCCATACAACAAGGTTTTGTTTTGGAAGATGGTGATGGAACAGAGGTAACAATAAATCCTGCTGTTGCATCAGGTGTTTATACAGCAAGAGAAGTAAAGTTTGTTGAAGGTGGTGGTATTGACATTGACTGGACCGACACAGATAATGGTACAGATGGTGACCCATACGACCTAACCTTTACTGTATCAGTTACCTCATCAGATATTGCTGCAGGTACACTTGTTACAGAATCAGAAGGTATTTCATCAAACGATAATGACACAACACTTCCAACTTCTGCTGCAGTCAAAGACTTCGTAGATGCTCAAGGCTTTGCAGATATTGGATTAGTAATAGCGTTAGGATAATAAAGATATGGCAAATACATTTAAAAATGGTTATCTAAATGTAACCAACTCAGCACAAGCTGCTTATACATGTCCTGGGTCAACAACTGCAATAGTTCTTACATTAAGAGTTACAAATGTTGATGGCTCATCAAACGACACAATAACAGCAAATGTTGTTGATGCCTCATCAGGAGATGCAAAAATTGCACATACTATGACTGTTCCTGCAGATAGCTCTATTGAGTTAGCAGGTACATCAAAAATAGTATTGGAGGCAGGAGACAAGATTGACCTTACAGGTGGTGCTGCATCAGGTGATTTAGAGGCATTTGTTTCTGTATTAGAAATAACCTAGTAAGGAGTACCTGTGGGTAAATTCGGATACATAGGTGCAAGACCTACACAATCAAGCTCATCATCTAGTGGTGTATTTTCTGTTAATGATGTAGCTAATGCTTTAGACCAAAATATATATCCATTACAAACTGTACCAATACAATACCTAGTTATCGCAGGTGGTGGTGGTGGTTCTACATCCTCATCTTCTGGAAACAGAGGTGGTGGTGGCGGTGGAGCAGGAGGTTATCGTAACTCTTTTGCTTCTGAAACATCAGGTGGTAATTCATCTACAGAAACTCCTTTAGATATAGTTCCTGGAGCATCAGTAACAGTTACAGTAGGTGGCGGTGGCACAGGTGGTGTAGGTAATAATTTTTTACAATCAGGAGTTAAAGGTTCAAATAGTGTTTTTTCTACAATTACTTCTATAGGAGGTGGTGGTTGTAAACCAAATTCAGATGGAGATGAAGATGGTGGTTCAGGTGCAGGTGGTTTTCATAACACTGTAAGTTCACCAGGTGAAGGTACAGCAGGACAAGGACATGATGGTGGAAATGGTAACAATAATAATGGAAATTCAGGTGGAGGTGGAGGAGGAGCAGGTGCTGTAGGTGTTGGTAGTGTACATTTTCAAACAGGAACAAAAACTAGAGCTGCAGGTTTGTCATCTTCTATTACAGGTTCAGCAGTTACTAGAGCTATCGGTGGAGGTCCAGGACAAGGTGGTGCATCAAGTGGAAGTGCAAATGGTGGTTCAGGCGGAGATGGTAGTGGTTCAGCATCAACAGCAGGAACAGGTGGTTCAGGAATTGTTATATTAAGATACCCAAATACTTTTACAATTACAGTCGGTAGTGGTTTGACAAGTTCCACAGCTACAGATGGAGATGATAAAGTTACAACATTTACTGCAGGTACAGACACAGTGAGTTGGTCATAATGAGTAAATCAAACGAATATGGATATATACAAGATGGACCTACACAAAGTAGCACAGCTAATTCAGGAATATTTGAAGTAAATGATGTTACTGATTTATTAAATCAAAGTAAGTATGCTTTACAACCAGTTGTTGTTTCATACCTAGTTATAGCAGGTGGTGGTGGTGCAGGTGGTAACACTGGTGGTGGAGGTGGTGGAGGAGGTTATAGAAACTCATACGCATCAGAAAATTCTGGTGGTGGTGGTTCAACCGAAACTCCTTTAGAGATAGTTCGTGGAGCTAGTGTCACAGTTACAGTAGGTGCAGGTGGCAATGGTAGCACAGGTAATGGTGGTGCAGGAAATGATAGCGTATTTTCTACAATAACTTCAACAGGTGGTGGTCAAGGTAAAACAAGTGGTAATGGTGGAACTGGTGGTTCAGGTGGTGGTGGTGGATATGCTAACAACTCTGTAACTACAGAAGGTGGAGATGGTACATCTAATCAAGGTTTTTTTGGAGGAGCAGGTAATGGTAATAATGATAACCCATCTAATGCAGGTGGCGGTGGTGGAGCAGGTTCAGGACCAACAACAGATTCAGCAGGTAATAATGTAATAGCAGATAAAACTACAACAGGTGGTGCATTCGGTGGAAATGGTTTAGATTCAAGTATTACTGGTTCTTCTGTAGGAAGAGGCGGTGGTGGTGGTCGTGGTGCTAGAGGCGGTGGTTCAGGTCATTATCCTGGACAAGATGGTGGAGGTGCAGGCTCAGGTAATGGCGGTGGAGGTCATGGTAATAATGGTGGTGGAGGTACTGCTAACAAAGGTGGCGGTGGCGGTGGAGGTTCACAAGGTGGTGGAAATAACCTAAGCCCAACAGGTGGTAGTGGTGGTAGTGGAGTAGTAATTTTGCGTTACTCTGGTGCTACAATTACTGTAGGAAGTGGTTTGACACATGGTAGTGAACAAACAGATGGTGATGAGAAATACATTATTTTTACAGCAGGAACTGACACAGTGAGTTTTGCATAGTGTATAATAGGAGATAGATATGGCACATTACGCATTTATAAAAGACAACATAGTAACAGAAGTAATTACTGGTAAAGATGAAACCGAAACAGCTCCTGATGGATTTGCTGATTGGGAAGAATATTATCTAACAAAAAGACCAGGACAAGATGCCTGTAAAAGAACATCTTATAATACCATGGGAAATGAACACACATTAGGAGGCACACCATTTAGAGGTAACTATGCAGGTATAGGTCATACCTATGATAGTTCTAATGATGTATTCTATGAACAACCAATGTATGCAAGTTGGTCGTTAAATAGTAAATGGCAGTGGGAAGCACCTATTCCATATCCTGATGATGGAGATGGTGATAAAGGATATGTATGGAATGAAGAAGCATATCAAGCAGATAATTCTACTGGTTGGGATTTAGTCGAGTAATTTTATGATATAATCCCTTGATGGATTATGTAATCGGATTTATTTTAGGATACTTTTTAAAAAACTTTTTAGTTTGGTTAGATGATTTTGCTATGCCAAAAGTACCTGATGATTATAAAGAAGAAGATTGGGATTGGATAACATGAATGGGAATGGTTATACAAATAAGGAACTATTAAATATAATTATTGAAACACAAGAAAAAACAAATGAGAGAATTGATTTGCTTCACGAAAAAGTAAACTCAAAGATATCACGACAAGAACTAAGTGGTTGGTTGGTTGCAGGCTCTGCATTGGTGGTGTTAGTCAACGCACTAATGTAGGAGGTTATATGGAATGCTGCGGACACGGTTGTTGCAATGGTGGTTAGTACTGCTACTCTTTGTTATGCCATTTACGGCTTTAGCAAATGAAACAGATAATACTACAACTACTACTACCACTACTGTACCTGATACTACTACTACTACTATCCCAGGAGAGGTCGAGGAAGTAGAAACTTTTGATGGTCCTTTAGAGGAAGAGACAGAAGAAGAAACTACAGAAACTACTACAACAACTACAACTATTCCTGAATGGGAGCAATCTACAGATATAGAGTTACCTGAAGATGAGTTAGATAGTCAAGGTAATGAAGTAGAAAATAACATACAGATAGATGATAGACATAGTAATGGTAATTGGTCATGTTGTGGTATGACAGATTTTCATATGAATTTACATTATCAACAACATGGTAGTGACAGTAATGACTATACATTTACATTACCTGAAACAACTACCGTAGATGAAGAAGAACTAGAGATAGATATATACGAGGTAGGTTTTAGGATAGGTGCTTTAAATAATGATGGAACAGTTACATACACACATACTGATGAAACTACACAAGTAAATGTTCTTGAAGGTCAGAGTAATAGTAATGTGCAAATAATGTTTGAGGATGTTGTTTATAACATATATGATACATTAGAAACATTTATAGAAAGTTTTACAATTACAATCAATGACTGGTCTTTGTTAGATGATATATCTTTTAAGTATATACAGCCAACAACCACGACTACTACATTACCGCCACCGCCTGAACCTGAACCAGAACCAGAGCCATACATACCTCCACCGCCACCTGAACCAGAAAAATTTGTAGTTATATTAGATAATGGAGAAGAAGCTGAGTATGAGCAGCATGAAATAGATGATGGTACAGTAGAAAGAGACAACCAACGTAAAAAAAATTTAGAAATATATGGTGTAGAATTAACTGATGAACAAATTGAAAGAGGAGATTTAGAACAATATGATATTGAAATCATTGATGATGAAGATATGGTTGAGGACGGAGAAGAGCTTCCTGATGATGTTGATATACCTGATGTTAATGAAGATAGATATGAAGATGAACCCAAATATAAAGAAGATGAAGAAGAAAATATTGAAGAAGAGGTCAGTGAATTTAATGACACAGTACTTGAAGTTGAAGAATACTTAGAAACTTTTGAAGAGGTAGAGATTATAATACTAGAAGATATAAAAGATATTGATATAGATATAGATGACTTTGATACAGAGTTTGAAGAGGTAAAAGAAGATGAGTTACACAAAGAAGATATACGAAGAGATGACGACAAAGAAGCTCCACAGGTCGAAGATATTACCGAAGAGTCTGAAAAGATACTTACTGAAGAGGTGGTTGAAGAAGAGATTGAAGAATTAGAAGAGATAATTGAAATACCTGATATAGAAGAAGAGGATTTAACAGATGAGGAAATCGAAGAAGCAATCGAAGTATTTGTGCAAGAACTCGACACCGAAGAAGTTGTAGAGGTACTAGAAGAAGTTAATGATATAGGTGTACAGAACCTAGAACAAGCCTCAGAAGAAGTACAGGAAGTTGTACAAGCTGTAGTTGAAGAGGCTATAGAAGATGTAGCAGAACTTACCGAAGAACAAGTTGAAGTTGTTGCAGAGGTATTACAGGTACAAACAGAAGATGTTGAGATTATTGCAGAGGCTGTTAAAGAAGATGAAGTAGTTGCAGAAGCTGTTGAAGAGTATGTTGAAAGAGCTGTAGAGAATGCAGATGTAGAAAACTATACACTTGCTGATGTAGTTACAGAAGTACAGTTTGAAACATTCTTAGAAAATCCAATAGAAACATTTGTAGATATAGATTTTGAAGATATAAGTATTGGAAGTATAGGAGATGATATGACACAAGACCAAAAAGAAAAAGCACAAGAGGTGGTAGTGCCAGTAATTCTGACTAGAATAGCTACTATGGCAGCTTTTGTATTTAGGAAATCATTATGATTAATAAGTTATGGTCATGGTTTGTACAAGCAATTAAAGAAACACTTAACTTAAGTTGGACTTTGGTTGGCTTAATTATTGCCACGTTGACACTTACTGGCTCTGCACAACAAGTGACAGGATTAGCTACTATAATAACATTAGCTGTATGGTTACTAACCATTGGTTTTAGAAAAGAATAATCCATAGGAGGTGGACAATGAAATTACAGGTTGTGAGAACTCAGCTTGGCAAAGATGCAACAAATGGCTTGCTATTTATTGATGGTATATTTGAATGCTATACACTTGAAGACCAATATCAAGCAGTAAAAGTTATGCATGAAACTTGCATACCAGAAGGAACATACGAAATAAAGTTTAGAACTGTAGGTGGATTTCATACAAGGTATGCAGAAAGATATGGAGCAGACCATTATGGAATGCTTTGGTTACAAGATGTTCCAGGATTTGAATATATCTTAATTCATACAGGGAATAGTGACGAACACACCTCAGGTTGTCTTATAGTTGGTGACACCCAACAAGATTTAGATGTTAATTTTAATGGTATGGTCGGTAGCAGCAGAAATGCATACGTTAAACTATATGAAAAAGTTGCTAAACAACTACTAATAGGTAACAAAGTTACTATTGAATACAGCAAAATACAATTAGAACCGCAAGAATCTAATGATGTTTATGAAAAACTACAAGAGATTAGCGGTGAAATTAAAGTATTGAATGCTAAACTAAGTGGTAGAAACATAACATAATGTCAGATTTATTTGAAAAAAATAATAGAAAAAGAGACCAAGAGGGTAAGTTCAAGAAGGACTTATGGTGGACTCCTTGGAATGATGCATGGAGTTATAAAATGAGTGAAGACCTCAAAGATATGTTAGAAAGAACTGCATGGACCTTCATTGAAGCGTTCATCGGTGCATTGACAGTTGCTCCATTAGTAGGTGTAGAAGCTGAAACTATTCAGTTAGCTGCTCTTGCTGGTGGTGGTGCTGCACTTGCAGTTGTAAAAACATACGCAAAAAAACAAATTAGTAAGTAGGTTAGTAGCAAAGCCAAGGTGTTAATCCTTTCTTCCTTGGCTCTTGCTAGTTAGCCCAATCTATAACATAACCAATATGTTTAGTTTTCACTAAATTACAATGGCATCTCTCTGCGTATATTAATACACCAAAGTTTTTTCTTAAATCATGAACTTGTTGTCTAATACTCATACCTGCTTGATGTTTACAAATAACTTTATCATCATTTAAAACATCTCTTACAAAATCAAGTTTACTGATTTTTACATTCATGTGGACCATCTTCAAATAGTTCAAAACAAAATTCGCAATGATAATCATATCCTGGTACTGGGTGACTCATTAGAACGGCACCTCCCAATCTTCCATGCTTTTTGCTTTTGGCATTTCAGGCATGTACCATTGCTCTGGAGCTTTCTTATCATTAGCATAACTATCTATGTACCAGATTCTTGTGCAGTTTTTATCCTTACACTTCCAATCAGGATATGTTTTTTTAACTTTACCACTTGCTTTGTCTTGTCTGTTATCCCATAGTTCACTACCACAAGATAAACATTGAGGTGTCATTGAACCCTCTGTAACAATAATTATGTCATCTTCAGAAGGAGCAGAGGAATCAGCCACGGACTCCTCTGCTTTCTTCTTGGTATCAGTGGTTGGCGTTACTGAATTTCTCTGGACTTTTGCCATCTCTTCACGGCTCGGTCTTGCCTTTTTACTTCCTTGATACTTCCAATTAGCTAATGCTCTACCTATTGCAGATGTTTCACAGTTCTCCATCCAAGATGTAGTGTTTGCAAAACCATCTCCTTTTGTCTCTTGTGCAATACCTGTAGACACAAGTCTTCCATCATTGTCCATAATTTCTGCTTTTATGGTTACACATGAACCATCATCAGTGATATGTACAACATTTGTTTCTATACGTCCTTCAGGATTTTCTTTCCAATATTTTTTTAGTCTATCTTCGACTAATTCATAGTCTTCTAAGTTGAATTTCGCCATTCCACTCTCCTTTTGTATTAGCTTTTATTCTTCTTCTTGTAATGAATCAATAGGATTCACACCAAGTTTTACTGGTATGTACTCATACTTGCCATTAATTTTTACAATAAACTGAGGTATACTACCAACCCCTGCAAATTCAACAGCAACTACTTTTGTATCATTCATTATTCCTCCAAATTCACAAGATACTCAGCAGTAACTCCTTTTGTAGGTTTCACAAATAAACAAAATTGTGAAGGTCTACCCATACTTGCTAACTGTTCTTGTGCATAACTGTTATAACTTTCTGTAGAACCATTTACCCATACACGAACATCATTGATGTACAAAGATGTTGGTGTGTGATAGTGTCCACAGACTGCGTGTGTGAAGTCTTCCATCAATCCTTGTGATGCAAGAGCTTTCCAGCCCAGTATTTTTTTATTGTAACCATAAAAAGGTACACCCATTGTTCCACGAATATTATCTCCATGAAAACAAAAAAACTTGGCTTTTGGACCAAGTCTTGCAACTGTATACCAATGGTTATCAACACCTTCAGGGATAATAAACTTGATTCGTTTTTCCCCTGCAAACATTGTTTGAAGAATCTTTCCCAACATTCTGTCGGCATTTGTCTCAGGATTGTAGTCTCTTCTAGACCTACCACCTAAAGCACCATGATTACCTATTACCCAATATACTTCTACCTCATTAAAATTTTCTAGCAAGATAGATAGAAATGTATGTAATATTCTTGGACCATCAACAGTTACTTGTCTATACAAAGAACTGTCTATTAAATGTGACTGTCCTGGAAATATAAGTTCACCCTCCACTATGTCACCCAATGCAAGCACTGCACATTTATTTACATTGTGAGTAGCTCTTTGTATTTCTGTAAGCTTAATTATCTTTTCTGCATACCTTCTGACTCGTACTTCTGCAACAGAAGTGTCGTAGTCTGGGGTTCTCTTTGCGAGCTGAATATCAGAGAGCAATGGAACGCAAATTTCAGTTTGGGTTTTTGGTTTGTGTTTGATTTTAGGAGATGATATATCTGGAAATTCAAGAGTTCTCATACCATCTCTCGCACCTGAAAATACGGCTTCTACCATATCGGCTTTCTTATCTTTGAGTTTGTCAATCTGTTTGAGTAATCTCCCATTGGTGTCTTTTAAATCTTTTATTTTATCGCTTTCAGCTTCAGCTATGAGCTTTGCTAGTTCTGTATCAATTTTTTTGGGCATAGCGTTTCTCTAAATCTACTAGCCACAATCGTACTCTACTGCGTGATACTGTGAAATTGTATTGTTCTTCAAGTATCTCAGCTACAACTCTTGCGTTAGCCTTTTGTCCGTGATTTTCAACCCTGTCTGCTAATGTTTCTATAAAAGGAATTGCTTCTTTCGGCATACGATTAAGCCACGTTTCCATACCACCTGTGATTTTATTAGTAGATTTGGAAATAAGATTTTCAATTACCTGTTCTTTGTTTGTATCTGTCATAAGGTAATCATATCGTGATTGTGTTTTAATTGCAAGGATATTTGAAATAAATGCATATGCATATGCATAAGAAAAAAATAAAAAAATAGGCGAGTGCCGAAACACTCGCCTACTTTACACGGCAGAAATATTCTAGAAGAGAGAGCGACTAGATTATTTCTTTACTGATAGCTGTTTAGCTACCTTCTTTACCATATCAATATCATTGATAGGTATAATATTATTCAATAATACAAACCTTTCAATCTCTTTGAGTTTGTCTGTTGCTAATGTAGTAGCATAACCTTCTACATCAACACCAATAACTTGTTGGTCGCTAACCCAAAGTCTTGGCTCTGGTTTTTCTGCTAGAAGTTTAAGAGCTTCAAAGTCAACAGAGTTGTTTCCGTGCATAGAGAGTTCGCTGATAGCTTCTGTATCAATCCTACCATTGTCTGCAATGATACGAATATCGCCATCAAATCCATCTCTCTTATGTGTATAACCTGTATAACCTGCAATCCAACTAGCTGGAAGTAACTCCACAACTTCTTCAACATCTCTTGAACTAAAGCCCATACTTCCAGAACAGTCAATCATCACACTACCACCTGCAACAGTTTTTCTGTTTTGAAATACCTTTCGGTCAGTAGTAAGTCTGTGCATATTCTTAGGCACAACACCACTATCGTGATTTCTTTTCCTTAGTTCTCTAATGGCTTTATGTACTCTAGCATTAGGCTTGAACTTGTGTATGTTACCAACACCATGAATACCACCTGCATTAGTCCTATGGTCAACAAAGTGTCGCCTGTGATTATGGTCTGCTCTGTCCATAATATCTCTCTTAAGCTCATCACTTAGTTCTTTAGGTAAAGTCAAGCCTTCTGGTGTCATATCTTCTTTTGGAATACTCTTTGGAGCAACATAAGATTTACTAGGCAATTCACTTGGCATACCACGCAAAGAGCCACCATAGTTTTGTCCATCAAGAGCATTGTATATCTTGGATATACGATACCTAAGCATAGACTTTGTCAAGCTAGAGTGTCTAACTTTCCAATTCTGTTCTTCATTGTCATATCGCCATTGACTTTTCTGTATTGACAATCGTTGAGCATGATATGTAGCTTGTCTTACTCTTTCAAACCCATAATGGATTAGAGTTCTTACATAACTCACATCTTCCATTTGTACATCAACAGGTACATCAAATGGAACATTAGCCATAACAATCTTTTGAATTTGACCTTCATCTATGTTGTATTTAACATCTGTTTGCAAAGCAAACATATACACAACATCTCTTACAAATCTACGACTGTCATTGTGTTGGTAAAGTTGTTGTACAAGACGATATACTTTCATCTCTACATCACTTTTGTCCATCTTCAATCCTATTGTTGCATAGTATGAAGCGTGTCTACGCCACCTTTCCATAAAGGCAACTTCACTTTTAGATATGTCTTCATTACGAAGCATTTCTCTAAGACCTTCTTCGTTGTTGTCATATCCGTTGTCAATGTTCCATTGATTAACTTTCTCTTTCAGTTCATCAAATCTTCTTCTACCACCTAGCTTTTCCAATACTTTCTTACTAGACCAATTAGTCCAACGCATAGCCCAAAGCATTTGAGCGAAATACAATAATCTCATATCCTTTCTGCGAAAGTTCATATTGGCGAACAGTCTTTCTCTATGAACAGCAGTTTCAACAAGGTATTGTCTATCAACATCACTCGTTGGTGCTATCCATTTGGGAACATTGATACTATGAAAGTCAGTACCATCTTTTATTTCTGGAGTGCTTGAGTACACCACTTTGTATTTTCTAACTTTGTTAGCAAACAAAGATACATTTGGTAGTACAGAAGGCAATCCAAGTTTAATTTGATTGTTCCTTTTAGCACGAAAAAGACTTGTTGGCTTACTCATCTTCTTCGTTTGGTAGTTGTTCATCTTGAAGATTTAGAGCAGAAAGCACAGTATATTGTTCATCTTCATCTGGAAACAATATCTGTATTGCTGTAACATCATCTGCTTCACTATCCATTAGTTTCTTCAACTCAATCCATTTACGAATAGACAAGTTTCTACCATTAGTATCAAGGTAGATAGCTTTAAGTCTTTTACCAAGACTTTCCAATGCAGAAGGGTGTATCTTATCAATGTTAATCTTGATAGGAAACCTATCTGCAAGTGGCTCTGGTAAGTCATCTGGATAGCCGTTCATTGTTGCAATACATTGAAAGCTAGGCAATGGTCTTACAAAAGTACCTTCATCATCTGGTAGATTAAAACCAGCAAACTCTTTGTCATCTAGCAAAGCATGGAGAAATGTTTGCACATCTGCTCCTGCATGGTCTATCTCATTGATAACAAGGCGTGAGCCTTCTTTGAAAGCACGAGTACCATTACCATCTTTCCAACGAAAACCACCATCAGAAGTAGCTATGTAATGCCCCATCAATTCAGTAGCCGTGCTGTCTGCTGTCAATGTAATGTTGTATGTACCTTGTCCTTTCTTCAAACCAAAGCGATTGGCTTGATATGTTTTACCTGTACCTGCTACACCATACAGAAGTATTCTGTCGCTGTAACCGATAACTGTTTCTAGTTGTTCCCAACAACCTTTTTCAGTCATTCTTCTTCTCTCCTTTCATCTTGTATCTCTAGGAAAGTTTCAATCTCTTTGACAAAATCTTGATTGAGCTTGTCTTTATCTACATTTTCCCATACTTTTATCCAATCCTGTCGGTTGACTTTTGTATCAATCCAACGAATTTCTGGAATGTTTGGTAGATGTTCTAGCACTTCCATAGGTACATCAACTTGAATAGTCGCATACTCTTGGTCTAGTTCTCTACCGATTTTACTTTTCACAATGACTTCCATTACCATACGAACGTGAACATCAGTTAGTTCACCACGCTTGTAATAATGTGGAACAGCCATCAAAACAACAACAGGAAACCTACTGTCTGCAACAATATCAGTTTCCATAGCTCGTTCTGTTTTCATAGTTTCATCAAGAAACTCTGGCTCAATGCTTCTGTTGAAGTCCATATCAATAGCGATACCATTTAGGTATCTCAATATGTCAACAGTGATAGCACAGTTCTTTAGTCTTTGAGAATATTCTTCAATCTTCTCTATATCGTTCATAGTTTTACCTTTCTACACACCTTCTTGTGTTCTCTGTCTAACCAATAGTCAACATCTAGAGTGATATCAGGGTGTGCTAAAATATCATCTATTGATACTGACGCTTGGGTTATTTCTTGATTACAGTTCTTACATCTCATACTATTTCCTTTCTAAAGTCCAAGTGAACTATGTTTTCTTCATGTCTTATGCACCAGACTTGCAAACCAATACTTGTCCTACCAACTTCCACCATTGAATAATCTCTTGGTGTTAGGTAGCTTGGCTTTTCTTCTAGGCACTTACTACAATGAATATATAATTCTATCTCACTTTTACTCGTCATTTGGAATTGTCCACATATCAATTGTCCAATCCATTGGATAGTTTTCTAGTTGTTCTGTAACGAACTTAACTGCTTCATCTTTAGATACGTCCATTGGGAAGATGAAATCAACAGCGAGTTCATTTGTAACTCTCTTTGGATTACCATCTTCGTATTCAAAGATTTCTTTATCTTCTTTCAATCTCATGTCTTTATCCTTTCTATGATGATTGGTCTACAAACATCACATTTAAATTGTTCGCTATAATACTCGTAGCAAATATAACATTGAGAAGCTCCCCAAGAAGTTCTCTTGTATTTGCATACATGTGATTTTCTTCTTTTCAAACAATTTTTTCTTTTCTTTAAACGATTAATCACTCGTTTTTAAGTATTCTCTGTACCATACGACCTGTCTTTTCATCAACAATATCTAGCTGTTCTTGCGTTAGATACTTTTGAGAAAGTCCAAGTTTTACTCGTAGGTACAAATCATCATCAACTTCAACAGAAAATGTATCTCCATTGTGTTCTAGATTTGCTTTACTCATTCTTCTTCTCCTTTCATTACATCATTGATGAACTTATCAAGTTCTTCGCTGATTTCATCGCTGTCCATTGTTTGAGCAATCATAGAGCCAACCAAATCTGGATTACCAATAGCAATCATCTCTGGTTGTCCTGATTTAACTGCATCAAAGAACATTTTATGAAACTCTTTGTCTTTCAACATTTCCAAAACAGCTCCTAGCATTGCTTCAGCAGGAGTTCCTTTTGCAGATAAGTCTTTAACCATGCTAGCAATGAAACTTGATATTCCATTGAGTGCAGAAGCTATACCTACTTGATACATAGTATCCCATAGTTCGCCAAAGGCTTGACCATAAGATGAAGCTGTCGTACTCATACGAGTAGTTTTTGGCTCTCCATCTTTTGTGATATCTACAATGTTACAAGCGTATATACTTACACCATTGTGAAGTCGGTAGTCATGATGATTATCAAATCCACGACTTTCAACTTCTTTGATATGTTCAGCAAATTCTTCTTCATCTGCTGGTTGCATTTTAGCCATTAATGTACACCACCTTTCTTTGTATTCATTCTTTTGACTGTTTGATATCCACAAGTACGACACAATACTCTGTGATAAACAGAGGATTTTACATTAGCTTCTATCAATAACTTTGTATAAGTGTCTTGATGACACATATCACATACCATAATTTTCCTCTCTCTTAATATGGTTCTCGTTGCTATCTCATAAATAGCTTGATACCTACACGACTAAATAACATTTATTTTTTAAGGTAGAACATTAGTTCTGTATAGATATCAAGCTATCTACTTTCAGTCAGTCAAAACAGGGCAAGTAGTAAAGACTTCCTACTCATAGATAGCTATTCGGTTACAAGGTGTTGCTAGTCAATCACGACCACAATCCCATAGCCGTTGCTTTATATCGTATTAAGAAAGGATACAAGTAAAGCGATAGCAACATGTCTTGTAACTATTACAGAGTAGGCATACATGGTTGCTTGGCTATTAGTACGCATATTGGGAGCGATATTTAGCTTCGCACCCTAGTGAAAGGAATACGCCTACTCTGTAATAATTACCATAGAGTAGTCCAAGTATCGTAGTAAAGGAATTTATTACAAACTAACTACGATAAGGTATGTCCTAGACTACTCTAGCTAATTACTTCCTACAATGTTCACATAGTCTTTTACGACCGAAAGATTTCGGTAAGACTATGAAACAATTACTGCAAGTTTTGTAATTATCTACAACAACAGTAACGCTATCGTTGTATTGATAACTAGCATCTCTAACTCCGTTGGTATCATCTTCTGGGATAATACCTTCTCTTGATAGCCGAGCTAGTCGTTTCATCTTGTTCTCCAATTCTTTGTCTTGTTGCACACAATCCCAACATCTAGGAAACTCTGCGTTGGTTAGAACTCCACAAGCAATACACTCGTGCTTGTACAGGTCTTTGTCTTGACTTTCAGTCATGAACTCTGTCTGTGTACGGATAACAGGTAGTCCTGTATCGGCATACACAAGCCGACCATTGTTCTCATCAACACCAATCAAAGCTTTCTTTGTATTAGGTGTATGTGTAATATATTTTTTCTTGCCCATAACAACTCCTTTCATTAGTGCATGTGTGCATGAATAAATAAAATAGCTGAGAAAAAAATCTCAACAACAGTTTTGCCGACAAAAAAATTTTTTGCAAATTTGCCCCATTAAAGAGAACGACTTGACAGCCCCATTCGTATATGCGTGTTATGGGGTTCTCGCCCCCTATCGCATATGCATAGGAGAAATTTTTTTTGGATAGCATTCATTACGAATTGATATGCATAGGACTGTTGGGGGTAGGGTAGATTCTGGTATGATACACTCGCCCCCCTGCGACTAAATAAAAAAAAGCCGACTAGCCTTACGACTAGCCGACTTTGATTTAGTTCAATTTGAATACTTACCTGTATAAAAGCTAAGCACACAAAGGAACACGAGAAGGATTAACTCCCCCATGACTGCATTTCTTGTTTGCATTGTGAGAGAGTTGGAACTCCTTCTATCTCTTTAGCTACTTTGTCTGTACCTAGCAGAGATACTAAGGCTTTCGGTATAGAACCATTAGAGTTCAGTTTGAACTTACCTTTCTCTAATGCCTTAGGATTGTTCTCTACTATGGCTTTGAACTGCATGTAAGCTGGATAGTGAGTAAGCGGTTGGTCATGCAACTTCTTACCATTGCCGAAAGCATCTGTTTTCTGCATGATGAAGAAAGCTGACTTCCCATCTTCTCTTGGACTATCCTTACCTACTAGCTTCACGCCATAGTAGTTAGTTCCTTTGATTACACCATAAGTTTTGTTCTTAGGTGTCCATGTATTTTTAGCCATTGTATATTCCTTTCTTTAGCTAACTTACTCTACAGGGGAGTATAGCGTGTCTGTCAAGGCTGTCGCAAATGCGACACTCGTGTTCGCCTTTACTGATATGCTATAACGAGATTTATTTCTTCAGCGTAGAAAGAAATAAATTCCTGTAAGTTAGCCTCCCCTTGTACACGAAATAGTCTTAGATACATTGCTGATATGCTCCGTGCGTATGTTGTATGGTTCAATGCATAGGGCTACCATTTGTGATACAAAACACTACATACTGTACCTAGACTAT